ATGGATGAAAGAAATGAATCCAATAAAGTCTACACGGAAGTCAACTATTGGTAGACCTAAGAAGGGGAATTTAGGTGACGCTTTTACTAATAGTAATACTGATACTAAAAGTGTATTCGACGCGTTTAAAGGAATTATAGAGGAGTAATATGATTATAACAATTATTATATTATCAATAACAACAATCGTATTTTTATTTAGTACGATAAACCTTCTTCGTAAGAACGAAGCATACGAAGATGTTGTGGAAGAGCAGGAGATAGTAATATCAGACACCGCAAATAGAATTGATGATTCTATGGCTAAGATGAAAGAGATTGATAAGTTAGGTTCTTTTGAAGCAGATGATGAGACTGGATTTATCTTTAAGAATTTGTATGAAGTAATTGAGCAATTAGAAAAGTACTATGGGTCGAAAGAGGAAGAATAAAAGATATTTTAATAAAATAAATGAGATTGCAATCAACGCATATAACAATTGTGATGACCAGCGACTAAAGAATAAAATATACAATCGGTTTATTCATTACCCATTTGATAAACTTGCAGAGAATGTAATACATACTTACAAGACTTATTATTTTGAAGTTCCATACGAAGATGTTAAAGCAAATGTAGTAGCATTCTTAAATGAGAAGATTCATAAGTTCAATGGAGACAATGGTAGAGCGTTCTCATACTTTACTGTAATAGCACGTAACTATTTGTTCAATGAAAACAATGCTAATTATGCTCGTATGAAAATGAGAGATGGTGTTGAAGTCATAGACTCGTCACGTGATATTGTAAATGAGGTATTCGATAAACGACAAATGGAAGCTCTAAAAGATTTCATGGATTACTATGTAATGTACATGGATAGTAATATTCTTACAATATTCAATAAAGAACGGGACCAAAAGATAGCAGATTCGCTTACTGAATTATTTAGAACACGTGATAACCTATATTCTTACAATAAAAAGGCTCTCTATATACTTATTAGGGAGAGAACTGGAGTTCAGACTCAATACATCACACGTGTGGTAGGTAAGATGAAGGTTATATACAAAGAACTATATATCGATTTTATGAAAGGTGATATATTACCAGTAACACATCGAGTGGAGGAATTTAATGGATAAGGATACTGAATTATTTAAAGGTAAGTCTTTCTCGGATATTATGTCAGACATATATTCCAATCAAAAAAAGAAAGACCGCCAAATCAAACTACTGATTGCTCAACTCGAACCAATGGTTAAGAGTTTGGGTGATGCATCAGTAGTTGTACCTTTGATAAAAGAATACTTAGATATATCAGTTCGTAATGACGATGCTTTAATTAAATTAGCAGCAATCGTCCAACGTATGATGAAGGACAACAATTCGGGCTCAGATGGTGGTATGTTATTATCACCAGAGGAGAAGAGACAATTGATGGATGCTATTGATGAGGTTGAGAAAGACCTACCTAAAGACGATGGGGGTGATGAATGAAATATGCACAAGTATTAGAAGTATATTTAGATGATGATAACCCCAACGGACCCTACTCAATACAAGCTTCTCTAAAAGAATCAAATACAAGTAAACGTATTTTAGCTAAGCCATTAAGTATACTTAGTAAAACTATTCCTGTTGTTGGTGAGTATGTATGTATACAAAAAGCACCTTCTGATTTCATATCTGCTACGGGTGGTGGTGCTACTGTATTTTATTACTCACATCCGGTTTCATTACAAGGTAATGTAAATAATAATATATTAGAAAACGCAACCAGACTTGAAGGAAGTACGATTGGTGGTGATTATAATATTACCTCAGCCGGAGTTCCGAACACATCAGGCCCTTCTAAATCCGACCCTAAGAATAAAGAGTTCAAAATAGTATCAAACCTATCACAATTACAACCATACTCAGGTGATATTATACATGAGGGTAGGTTTGGCCAATCAATTCGATTTGGGTATACTCCACAAAATTCAGATTCTAAGATTAAACCATCTTGGACCTCAACTACACCCGAATCACCAATCACTATTATTCGTAATGGCGCTGGTAACTCAAATGGGTATAATAAATTTGTTATAGAAGATATCAATGATGACGACTCATCTATATACTTAGCTTCTAAACAAAAGGTTGGAATTAAGTCGTCAAATAACTTTACGTTAGGAGTTACACCCACATCTCTATATACTAAACCACAAATAGTATTAAACTCGGACCGACTCGTTCTAAATTCAAAAAAAGACTCAGTTCTAATCAGTGGTGCTAAATCGGTAAATGTATCAACGTCCAATTGGAAAGCTGATATGGATGTCATATTCAGTCAGTTGGAATCAATCACCGATGCACTATTACAGTTAGCACCCCAACTAACTGCGGCTGCCAATACTGGTGGGCCAGTCCCATCACTAACGGCCGGTGGTCCTCAATTGTTATCTACGATTACTCAAGTAAAAACTCAGTTAACATTAATGAAACAATAATTATATATAAACATATTTATTATCATGGATACAAAGAAACTAATTAAGGCAATTCAACTCATCATTAAAGAAGAGGTAAAGAAGGAAGTCTCTAAACGTGAGAAGTCTTTACGAGCTTCTATTATAAAAGAGATAAAGCAATCACAACCAAACGTTGTTGATAAAGACCCGCTTGATGTAGACCACGTATTTGAATCTAATACTAAAATAAATAAATCATTTACCGGCAACGCAACGTTAAATGATATGTTAAACGAAACCGCTGATAGTGGTGAGTGGAGAAGTATTAATTCAAATGGAGTTGGTGGTGGTATGTTTGATGCATCACAAGCACAGGCGTTCGCTGGTGGTATGGGTCAACAACCACAAGTGTTACAAAACGCAGATGGTAGAACAATACCAACTAATCAGCTACAACAAACTGACGCAGGTAAAGCGGTAGTTGACGCACTAACACGTGACTACTCAGGTTTAATGAAACATATAAATAATAAGAAGGGTAGCTAATGGCATCCCGTAATGAATTTAGTATCAATCCTTTAGACTTAAAAAGGAATAAGGCAGTTGGAGTTTTGTTACCATTGGGTGGTAGTCCATTATTTAAACTATCATATACAACTGAAGAGCAGGCTATATCTAATCTTAAAAACTTGATTTTAACAAGAAAGGGTGAACGTCATCTTCAACCAACATTTGGTTCCGATGTATACTCATTGTTATTTGAACAAATGACAGAAGACTTAGCAGATGATTTGGAAAGTTCACTACGAGATGATATTAAATTCTGGCTTCCATATATTATTATAGATAGTATACGAGTAATTACCAACGAAGATAATAATAGAGTAAACATAAATTTAGTAGTTAAGGTAACTGACCGTGGGGCAAACACAAAAATAACAATTCTTGTTTCAGAGCAAGGTAATATATCTATTGTTTAAGGATAAGACATGGCTGATAAAATAAAAAAAGATGTAAATTTAATAGGTAGAGACTTCGGTGATATCCGTAAGAATCTAATTGACTTTACTAAAACATATTTCCCAAATACCTATAATGATTTTAATGAATCATCTCCTGGTATGATGTTTATGGAAATGGCGGCATATGTGGGTGATGTACTTTCATATTATACCGATGTTCAATTAAGAGAATCTGTTTTAGAAGAAGCTCAAGAAAAGTCTAATGTATTTACAATAGCACAATCATTTGGGTATAAGCCAAAGTTAAATGTACCAGCAACAACCGATATGACTGTGTATCAGATATTACCTGCGATGGGTAGTGGTGATAATGTTAAGCCAAACTTTGACTACGCATTAACCTTAAAAGAAGGTATGGTCATTGGTTCAACTGAAAGTCCCAACGTTGAATTTACTACTATAAATAAAGTAAGATTTGCACAATCATCTTCATTCGACCCCACTGACGTTTCGGTTTATCAAATTGACGAAACAACAAACGAACCTATCTATTATTTATTAAAAAAATATGTTAAAGCAGTTAGTGGTAAAAGTGAAACATCTACATTTAACTTTGGTTCTCCAAAACCTTACGATAAAATAAAAATAGAAGCGGATGGTTTGATTGATGTAATAAGCATCATGGATGATGATGGTGATGAGTGGACTAAGGTTGAGTATCTAGCACAAGACACTGTGTTTGAAGAATTACCAAACACTACCGATTACTCATTAGCCATGGCTGCTTACGCAAATGAGACACCATCATTACTTAAACTAAAAAGAGTACCCAAACGTTACATTACACGTATAACTGACGATGGTACACTCGACATTCAATTTGGAGCAGGGGTATCATCAAATTCAGACGAAGAGATACTTCCAAATCCGGATAACGTTGGCTCCGCACTATATCCCGCAAGTGGTGACCTTGACCAAGGGGTTGACCCATCAAACTTTATGTACGCTAAAACATATGGTGTAGCTCCAGCTAATACCGAATTAACTGTTACATACCGAATAGGTAATGGTGTTTCTGATAACGTTCCATCTTCTGATTTAACAACGATTGTAGAACGTGTAATTGAAACTGATGGTAGTAGGTTGGTTGGTGATGTTTTTAATGTAGTTAAAAACTCAATAGCAGTAACGAACGAAGTAGCAGCAACTGGCGCCCAATTTGAAGAAGAGATTGAGCAGGTACGTAACAACGCTCTTGCATATTTTAGAGCACAAAATAGAGCCGTAACCAGAGAAGACTACTTACTTAGAGCGTACGCATTACCACCACAATTTGGTTCGGTAGCAAAAGCATATGCTGCACCTGACTTCCAAATCAATACTTTATTGGATGATGGTCCGGACCCAATTCCAAATCCATTAGCAATTAACTTCTATACATTAGGATATGATTCTAAGAAAAAGCTTACTCAGTTAAACAATGCTACAAAGCAAAACTTACAAAACTATTTGTCTTACTATCGTATATTAACTGATGCTGTAAATATTAAAAATGCATACATCGTAAATATTGGTATCAACTTCGAAATAATAGTATTACCAAATTACAATTCAAATGAGGTTCTCTTAAAATGTATCAACACATTAAAAGAATTATTCAAAATCGAACGTATGGCTATTAACAAACCGATAAATCTAACTGACTTATATGTTAGCTTGGATGGAGTTGATGGTGTTCAATCGGTAGTCAGACCTAATAAAGAAGATGAGGGTGGGTTACAAATTATAAATAAATTTGGCGGAACTTATTCTGATAATAAATATAGTACAAAAGAAGCTACCAGAAATGGTATAGTGTATCCACCAAAAGACCCAACTTGTTTTGAAATAAAATATCCTGACGTAGACATCGTAGGTAAAGTTGTATCATTATTTTAAAAGGTAGAAGATGATTTATAGAATATATCCAAAAAAAGACGCAACCATATACGAAGACTCCGCTCGTAAAAATCAAAACACGGGTAAGGATGAGATTCTTGAAATCGGTAAGTTTTACGATACTGATAACACCTCTTTATTGGGTAATAGTAGAGCACTCATTGAATTTGATTTAAAAGAAATATCATCTTCAATAGCCAATGGGGACATCACATCACCACAATATAGATTGAGAGTTGAGAATATTGAAAGTCGTGAAATTCAATCTGAATACGACTTATTTGTATATCCGTTATATGAGGGGTTTACCGAAGGACTTGGTTCTCAAGATGACAAACCACACAATGAATCAGATGTTAGTTGGGTAACACGAAGTTTATCAGAAGGGTGGGATATATTGAATTCCACAGTTGGTAAGCCAGTTGACCCATCATTAATTCCAGCACTTGAAACTTACTACAACTTTAATTCAAATGCAGGTAACTTTGAGTTAGTTGAACCAATACTTGGTACTGATGGTAGTTCACCATCATTACAAGCAATCGATGGGGCATTGGTGTTATCGGCATCCAACTATGGTGGTGGAACTGCCGCTCTATCCTCATCATTGGATGAAGGTAAAGTCTACACAATATCATTTGACGCAAAGCAATTGTCGTTATCTGGAATTGATTTTAGAGTATATAAGCCAGATGGTTCATATTATGATGATAGTGAAGTTAGTGGTTATTTTGATTCATTATTGGGTAGTAAATCATATGAGATGTCATTCACAGGCTCGGCTGCTGTAAATGGTAATAAGATACATAAAGTCTTATTTACATTCTTTGATGATAATGGTAGTAACGGGTCGGATGGTCAGCTTGATAACTTCTTCGTATACAGTAATGTAGAGAATGATGTAATATTTCTTGACCAATTCAATATAGATGGTGACCTACCATCTACGTATGTTGTAAATGACATTATTTTAAGTGAACACCAATCTAAACAAATCACCACTATTAAAGATGGTGTACTGATAATGTCAGCGTCAAATTTCGGTGGTGCTACATTAAATCGTAAAGCAACATTACAAGACACACTAATATACACAGCAAGTTTTAGTATAGATCCAGGAACAATACATACAAGTTCAGCTGATGGGTCTCCATCCGGTATTGTATTTAGTATTCAAGAACCTGATGGTAGGCTTTTAGACTCGTCTGAATATTTACAAAACTCATATGTATCAAACTTAACATCGTCAAACGATGTCACGGTATTTTTTAAAGCACAACAGGATGGGAATCACAACTTTAGATTTACATTCTTTGGTAGTGGTAGTGGTGATTTTAGTGGGTCTTTAGATAATTTCTCACTCAAAACCCCAAATGTATTAACGTCTTCATATTATACTGATTTTAAATACGATGCGCACTGGATTTCTAATCAAGGTGGTGGTACATGGTTTACTTCATCATTCAACACAGGTAAACATTACTACCAATCTTTTGATAAGTACACGTCTAATTTGGATGTCGAAGTAACTGATTATGTAAATGATTGGTTGGATGGTACACGAACCAATAATGGTTTCATTGTTAAAAAATCTAAAACGGATGAACAATCAACAACTAAGTTTGGTTCAATCAAATTCTTCTCGTCAGATACCAACACAATCTATCCACCGGTATTAGAAGTAAGATGGGATGGTGATTCATTCGATACGGGTGCACTATCCGCGCTGAGTGGTGATGATATCATACTATATGTTAAGAATTTGTCAACTGAGTATAAAGAAAGTTCCAAAGCCAAGATTAGAGTCTATGGTAGAGAACGTTTTCCGGCACGTACATTTTCATCAACATCAAATTACAAATTGGTTAAATACCTACCAGCTACCTCATACTACTCGGTAGTTGATGCTGAAACAGAACAGGTAATTATTCCTTTCGACACTACTTATACTAAGGTGGGTTGTGACTCCGAAGGTAACTATTTTAACTTTTGGTTTAATGGACTTCAACCGGAACGATTCTATAAGTTTATATTTAGGGTAGACCAGAATAGTACAACAAAATATTATGATGATAACTTCTATTTTAAGGTGGTTAGATAATGAATAAACGTGGCGTAAGACGTAATGGTAGAGGTCAGATAATCTCATACGAGATTGATGGCGCATCCGATTCTAATGTAGATTCACAAATATATGGTGATGTTACACTTACATCGGATGATAATAATTATAGTAGTACTATAAAGCATGACTTGATACAAAGGTCAAGTCGGCCATTTTTTAATTCAGACCAGCAGCCAATATCTGTTTCGTATGAAACGTATACTGATGTTGAATTTTCTGATGAGTTTATAAATGAAGTAGATATTAAGGAACCACGTGATGTGTTTGCTGTATTTACGTTCCAATCTTTAGTAAGAAATATAAATGAAGGTGTGGTAGGCCCAACGGCAGGTCCAACCGGCCCACAAGGTACGACAGGTCCAACAACAGGTTTTGGTTCAACAACTCCAACGACAGGTTTTGGCTCAACCGGTCCAGGCCGACCATCCCCAACACCGTCACCAAGCGGACCTTCGGGTGGTGGATTTAAAGGCGGACTATAATATATGTCATTGGATAGATTTAAAAATAAAGAAGAAGTTGTTGGGTTCGTTCCAACCTATGGAAACACATTTAACGATGGTGTCGATGGTACTCTTAGACCATTAACTGTAAATGATGTTGATGGTACACTTGCGCCCGGAGTTTTATCAAAACTCAGACCCAACATGGAACGTCATGTATATTCTGGTGAAAACTTATTAAAGTCAACATACAAACTACCAATACCATATTCTGAAAATGGTAACACGTATCCACTAATAACATTACAGCCTGAGAAAGATATCCGTGATGATGGATACTTACAAGGAGTTTATAGTATAGTTTACAACTTCATGCATAAATTAAATGATGGTGTAAAAGTTAAAGCTATTGGTGGTGATAGGACTGAAGTATTACTTACTGTAAAAGACCCATACCAAATTTCGGAAGCGTCTATCATTAATGGGAACGTGGGTTCAAGTATTAACAAGCCAGTTATCACTTCTAATGGAAATCCGGTGGTTGCCAATGCATTGTCAGCGAAATCACTCATGACCGCGTTTCAGTTACCATCCGGACCTATTAATATCAACCCCAATCCACTTCCTCGTGATTTTGAAACACTAAAAGACTTATACTTCCAGCGAGCAAACACTGATTCTACCTTTACACAAAATAGACCTGACTTTGTATTGAACTTAGGTGATAACAATATAATTGATATTGCAAGTGTGTATTTTGACCAAACACGTGTAGGGTTAGAGTTGACTGAGAAATCATATCCAAATCGTGGTGGTAGATATAACCACGATGGTGGTGGTTTGATTTCAACCACGTATGTACCATTCGATAGACTATCAGAAAAGTTAGGTGTATTTACTGAATTTTTAGAAATATACACACCAGCTATCGGTGAACCAACCAAGGTGACTGATGAAAACGGAAATACATTCAATGCTGCTGGGCGCATGACAGGTCGATGGAGAAGATTTTCACTATACTATGATGACAATAACCAACTTCAATGGAATGGGGCTAGAACATTTGACATCAATCAAGGTGACTCTAATTTACCAGCAGTAACCCAAGCCCGAAGTGTAAGGGTTATTGAAACTGGCAAAAAAACTAATACTGATTTAAGTAAACTATACTTAACATACAAAAAATATAATACTGATTTTGCATTTGATGTGAAGGATATTGTTGTTAAGTTAGCATCACCATTACCCGATAATATAGTTGTTAATAATTTAGTAGAATTAGATGCACGTATTAAAGAAAGTTGGGTAGAGAAGTTAGTTATATTTCCAAGTATAGCTAATGTAAGTAGACCTAACTTTTCACAACCCAACTTTGAGTTAGATATGTCTGATGTTAAAAGTGCGGGTGGTACAGAATGGCAGAATTGGAACTCGTTGTTAGACGTAAACGCAACAACGTCACAACAATTAATAAATAAATATTTTAGTGGGTCGTTGGGTTCTATTGACTTAAACATAGACTATTCTGATTTTAAAAATTATGTACATTTTTCATCCGCAACTGAACGTGTAGATAATTTCTTATACAAATTACAGCAAATCGAAGCTTACGATTCACGAATAAACACATTACTTAACGTTAGTGGTTCTGAAGCTATAACCAATATATCTCAATCAATGGTCCGAAGAGATACGTTGATTGGTGGTTTCGATGGATTTGAAAACCACTTGTATTATTCTGAACAACAAAGTAACTATACCCACTGGTCGTCATCAATATATACTATTAAACCATACCCTAAACAATCAACATTTCCTCATGTGTTAAAACCAACTACATCTGTTGAAGGTACAACTTGGTATCAAAACACATACGCTAGCGCATCGTTGTTTGATGAATTTAATGATGCTTCTCTTAGAAATTCGATACCAATTTACCTAAAAGCAGACCCTCGTAATACAGAGTATATCACATTCGTAGATATGATTGGCCAACACTTTGATATTCAGTGGACATATATCAACGCATTAACGAGTATAAATGAACGAGAAGAACACTTCAATGATGGTATGCCTGATGAGGTACTAAAGTCGGTAGCAGACTCTCTTGGGTGGAAATTGTCAACAGGATATTCAGACGTATCTCTTTGGAAATATGCATTGGGTGTTAATGCGGATGGAACTAAATCACAAACCGGTACGTTGGAATCTAAGCCACGTGAGCAAATAACACATGAGATTTGGAGACGTATTGTAAATACAATTCCCATGTTGTACAAGACGAAGGGGACTGCTCGTTCAATTAAAGCACTACTATCCACATACGGAATCCCACAGGCATTCTTGAAGATTCGTGAGTGGGGTGGTCCTACGATATCCACTCGTAAAAGTGTTTATGAGCAAGAACGATTTGTAAACAAACTACAAGCGTCACCATCTAAATATATTTCAAATCCATGGGATGATATACAGTCTGATAGACCAAACTCAATTGAGGTTATTGGTAAAATGCCTAAAGGTAATTATCATATCTTACGATTGAGTGATACATCTGATAATGTAGATTTATTTTGGGACTACTTAAATGAAACCGCAAGGCTTAGGTTACGTGTAAATAGTACTGATATCATATCATCATCATATGTTCCTTATAAAGAACGTAGAGAAGTTGCGATATCTTTGAATTCAAGTTCAATTGACATCAACGCTGCGTGGGTTGATGATTGGGGTGAACTACTCGCAAACCCAACAGCAACATTAAGTGGTGGTAACTCAACATTCAATAGTGTATGGACCTCAACGGGAACAGTTCAAGTACCTGGTCCTACAACGGATACAAATGTAAACTCATATGAGACCGCAAGTATTCAAGAGATTAGATATTTCAGAGATACTATCTCAAATGAAATCATAACCGAACACGCTAAGAATAGAGAAGCATATTTTAGTGATGACAACACAACTGATTTAGATATTGATACTTCATTCGATAAGTTGATGTATCGAATATTTCCAGATAGTGGATTCAAAACCAATAGTGGTTCTATAAGCTCCATACACCCAAATCAAAGATTTACATCATCTGATACTGGATTAGTGTTGTCAGCATCATTAGTAAATATGAAGCCATCTGATTTAGTTGGTGAAGTTGATACTCAGTATGTTACCATACCATCAATGGGTGCATTAAATCTGATGAACAACAAAATTAGAATTGAATCATCTTCATTAAAAGGTCCATTGAGTATAGATAAATCAAATGAGGTATCTCAGTTCGATTATGCTCCAGTTGATTCTAATTTATTAGGTACTTACTTCTCAACAACCGACACTGTAAACTCGGACATATATAATTCTGAGGGATATTTCGAAGCTGATGATTGGGTGGGTGATACTGATAAGAGATATAATGAGGATTACCCATTACTAAAGTATAGAGCTAAGAATTATTTCCAAAAATACACTACGGGTACTTCATTGGATTTGATTATGGATATGTTATCTCGTTATGATATGTCTGTATTCGACCAAATAAAACAACTAATTCCAGCACGTGTGGATTGGCATAAGGGTATATTGATAGAACCTCATGTGTTTGAACGTAATAAGTTTCAGAGAGAACGTGGTGTGTCTATATCTAGCCATTATTATGAAGGTACTATATCAGTAGGTGATGGTATAATTACAGCAAGTAGAAACGATTATGGTTTAAGTAGTGGGTCATCTCGTCCAGATGGGGTTGTGAGTCTATATGATTACGAACCATCTACTTATAAATTTGACATTGCTACTTTGAGTGGGGATACCTACGTAACACGATATAATGGTTATTGGGAGTACTCCCCAACCGGTTCCACTATTTTAGAGGCTCGACCTTCTAAAATATATTTAGAACCAAAATACTTCTTCGCTACTAATGAAGATGCTGTGACAATGACACCGAATTCAACTTCGTTTCATTATACGGATGTACAAGACACTAGACTACCACTTTCATTTCAAAACCTATTTTATAATGGTTGTAAGGTAAGTAGTGATTCGTTAACCACGGATTCACAAGACACACCCGATGGTGGGCCGGTAGTTGAAATAACAAAAGTAGACCCGAACGTTATAGTATTCTCTGGTCAAACTGGTGATGTATTGGCTAACGAACAAAAAACAAAACCAAAATTAGTTAGTATCATGCCGGCTGACGCATTGATTTCGGTTAAAAAAGAAAACGATAAACTAAAACGACAATTACCATCCGCTGACCTTGAAAGGCAATCGTTAAAACCACTACCATTTGTAGTGAAATTGCCAAAACCTAAGTTTAGATTTAAAGAAAATACAGAAAATAAATTACTAAAAGGTATACTAAAAAGGTTTAATCGGAGATGATATGGTTAAATAAAATAAAAAACCATATTTATATACAAATAATAGGAAAGAGAACATGGGATTTTTAGACAATTCATCAGTAACAGTAGACGCTATTCTGACCAAAAAGGGTAGAGAGTTATTAGCAGAGGGACGTGACAAGTTCCAAATCACCCAATTCGCATTAGCGGATGATGAGGTTGATTACGAACTATGGAATCCAGCACACTCGTTGGGTTCTGACTACTATGGTATCATCATTGAGAATATGCCTGTAATAGAGGCAATCACTGATGAAAACTATGCAATGAAATACAAATTACTTTCATTACCAAAAACGACCACAAGGTTACCATTTATATCAGTGTCACCATCAACTATCACTTTAGATGAAGGTGTAAACAATACTATCATGTCGGTGGTAACTAAAAATGGTGGTAACGAAAACTTAGGTTATACAGCAATTCTACTTAACAAAGATGCTGGTAGTATTAGTGGTAATGCTGGTGTTCCTGGAAACATAACTCCAATCATAAATGTTGGTACATACAATACCAATCAATCACAAACTGTTGTGGGTAAAAATCAATTTACATTCCAATCGGCGGCTAATCTACCAAACGATACCGCAATTTCAACTCGTGTAGTTATCATAGGTAATGAAACTGGTGGTAGAACTGAGATTGACATAACTGTTAATCCGGTGACTGACGCACAAACAGCAGTAGTGGTTGTAAATAATAATTTAGCTTAAAAAATAGGATAATAAAATGGCAGTACAATCGATAGGTAATACAGGTGGTGGAGGTGGTGGCAACCGCGGAAACCAAGGACCATCTGCTGGCCCAAGCGGTACATCAGGTGGTAATAGGGGTGGTTCTCAAAGACCTTCTATTAGTAGGGGAAATCTTCCTGGTCTTGCTCAAGCAGAAACTCTTGCTCAAATTCAAGCAATAGATACAGTAGAAAACCAAACTCCGGTAATCCCTGCAGGTGCATATGATTATGGTAGTGGTAAAGTATATACTGCTTTTACTGTCGAAGACATTGTAGAGGGAAATACACAAAGAATCACACGTGGTTTATGGAGTGGTAAGGTCGGTGAACTAATAACATTCGCTACCTCATCGTTTCAATCGGATACTCAAAAACAATACTACCATGAGATATATAATGGAGACCCAACGGATTCAACGAAAGAATCTCAGTTCTCAGTTGCATATGGGCACTACGCTGGTAGTGGTTCATCTAATGATGGTTCTAATGAAGATTCACCATCAAACGCAATGTACTCACAATTTCAACAAGTATTGTTACCATCTAACCAAACACGATTTACATTTAACGATGTAACTCAAGATGACGTTTACATCCTAACAATTAATAGAGCCAGAATTAAAGATAAATTAGATCCTGGAAATTGGGAACTTGTATTATCGGGTTCTAATGGTGAGACCCTTAGACTTATTGATAATAGTGGTGACACTAATCAATTAGGAAACTCAAACAAAAATAAATACAACATCGTATCGGGTTCTTTAACTGATGGTGTACTTACCGAGGATGAGGTCTTTGGAGAAGTATATCCTCAATTTGGTGTAATTGTATTATCAGCCGCAGCATTAGACGCTTCAGCATCATTTGGTACTATCAGAACAACTAACACTGATGCACAAAACCATAATAAATTGTTTACAGCAATTAGTGGAGCTGCATTTGAGAATCCAGCAAACGGATTCCAAGCTAGAAGTGAAGAAGAAGTTAAATCAACATTCTTCTTTGTTAGAGCTAAAAATGGTGAATATAATTACTCAAACAACCCATCGTATGTTACGGGTTCAGTTGGTAAGTTAAGACAACAAACATTTGTAGGTGACCCTAAGTCATACATTACTTCAGTTGGGTTGTATAACAATGACAATGAACTTTTAGCAATTGCAAAGTTATCTAAACCTTTATTGAAATCATTCTCTAATGAAATTCTGATTAAGGTTAAGCTAGACTTTTAACGATGGTCACTCATGGGAATAGCATTAAAAAAAATATTCAATGGTGGTATTCAGAGAAGACCATTTAAAGCTCATAAAAGATATGAAGTTACGAATGTAAACCACTCATCATCTTTTGAGATTTCTGTACTTAGGGGTATTTCGGATAATGGTACATTAACCGAAGTATCAACGTCAGTGTCGGGTGAAATTGGTGTAGATACATTTTTGACATCATCTCATGGTGTAACTGATGAATTAAATTCTATACCACAATATATTGTATGGAATTCAATAAACTCCACATTCTTTAAAAGAAGAACTGATATTAAACTATACGATACAGCTTCAATAGTATCGATTCCACAAAATAAATTTGGTGATGGTATAAAGCCGGGTTCTATTTCTATTATTGACAACTCAAATTACCCAGCATCGGCTATACGACTTTATGACCAAAAAGTTGATGATGAATATGGATTACTAATCGCAAGTGAACAAACTGGATCGTCATATATTAAGTCAACCGATACTTTAGTTTATTTGGATTTTGAATCAGACACAAGTGATAAATCTAACTTTGTAAATAGAATTGTGTAATGGGTGTATTTAAAATAAACATAACAAATGATTCAGCTAATACCAAAGTTACAAGTGGAGCAAGCCCTTTTACATCTGCGATAGTAACCAAAGAGGTATCAAATGGTATCAATGGTACTATATTATATCTGACATTTTACGTTCACCCAAATTCAGATTACTACTTTGACAACTTCACCGACTTAACCTATACAATTGGTGGTACTGGTTATACAGCCGCAAGTAATGGTTCTGTATATAGTTCTGGCAATACATCATTGTCAGTATCTATGGTAAATGGGTCTATACGAGTTGATGGTATTCACCAAATTGAGCCTGGAGTAACATTAAACCTAACTTTAGGTGGTGGTGCAATATCATTATCATCAGACCCACCATCCGATGGAGATTCTATTGCAGCTGGCAGTGATTCGGCTATCTCGTCAAATCCGGTATCTGGTATTGGTAACACATATAACTTTGAACAAACACGTAGTATTCAAATCAAACATCAAAGTCATTTTAATATATTAAATAAAAATGATGATTGGGCAGTTTCATTTGGAGCAACCATCCCACCATCACAATCAATTGCAGGTAGACGAGAGTTTAGCTTAGTTCAAAAACGAAATACACTATCCACCATAGGTGATGATGGATTGGAGACCACAAAAGCCGATGGGTCTGGTCAGTACCCATTTGACATATCATTCTACTCAGAAAACCACCCAACAAGTCCTGGTCATATATTTGTAAAAGCCTCAGATGGTAATATTACAATGAACTTTTCCTCATCCACAGCATACGCTGATGGAACACATCACAAATATGTACTCAATAAAAAAGACGACCTCATCTACTTATACGTTGATGGTATTGTTGACACATCAGCATCTTATTCGTTTAAGACAAATGTAAACAATGATAGGGATATACTTATAGGCAGTCGTGATGTTGAAAATACTGAAGCAAACTTTAGTGGTTCTATATCACAATTTAGAATATCAAAAACCGCATTAACTGATGATAATATAATATCGCTAGCAGATACTTCTCCAAGTGGGTCTGCTCTACAAAGAAAAGAAGTGGGTTATGTATTTTATAAACAAGGTATGATTATTACGTCAGACCCAAGGTATAGATATCAGAATATATTTTTAGGAAATAACAATGGTGATTATACAAATCGTGATTATGAATTAAAGTATAGGTCTACTAAAACAATCGAAGAAGTTTCTGTATTATGTGAGATAAATAGAAACGAATACAATGTGTCATCAAACCCATCGCTTCGAGTTGGCGGCACCGCTGATGATAACCGATTAATAAATATGGTCACAGGTTCAGACTTTAGACCATACATTACTCAGCTTGGATTATATAACGACACTGGTGACTTATTAGCAATAGCAAAGTTAGGTTCACCATTGAAAAAGAGACAAGACGTTGACGTGACAATCAACGTTAAATTTGATATAGACTAAAAAGTTATGGCAAAAGGAAATTGGTCCCACATCCAAAAGATGAAGGGTCATAAAAGTGGTTTGGAGACTCGTATAGATGAGCAACTTAAATTACAAGGTATTGATGGTGAGTACGAGAAGCATGAATTCGGATATACAATTCCAGCAACTAATCATACTTACAAACCAGACTTTAGATTACCTAATGGT